CAGCAATCAGAGCACTATTATTCGTCATCGTGAGTATGTATGTGATATCATCACGGGCAACACGAATACGTTTAATATCAATACTTTCGCCTTAAACCCGGGGTTGAGTACCTCTTTCCCATGGCTATCGGGTATAGCTGCTAATTACACTGAGTATACTTGGCGTGGTTTGGCTGCAGAGTTCGTATCTACTTCAGGTGATTCAATTGCCAGTACTACGACTACTATACCTTCAGTAATGATGGCCACGCAATATAGATCGACCGCCGCAGCTTTTACATCAAAACAAGCGATGTTGAATGAATATTTCTCTGATGACGGCAAAGCGTCTCAAGATTTTTGTCATTTTGTAGAATGTGATCCAAAAGAGAATCCTTATAATGTACAGTATATAAGAACTTCTTCTGTCCCAGCAGGTGAAGATGGCAAATCCTATGATATAGGTACTTTTGCCATCGCAACCACGGGATCACAAGCGAACACAGTAACCGTAGGTGAACTTTGGTTTACGTATGAATGTGAGTTAAGAAAACCATTTAATGGTGTTCAGCTCGGTTATACGGCTTTAACCTCTCATTTCTATGATACTACTGCTACAACAGCTAATCCCTTTGGTGCATCAGCAACTATTCGATGGAATGGTTTGAATGCCACGTTGTCCACTACGGTGGCGACCATTCCAGCCGGTTATCCCGGTACATTTATGCTCATCTTGAGTTATCCTGCAGCCACTGCAATGTCGCAGAGTGGTACATCTTTCGGAAATGCTGTAGCATATAACGTAGATGGTTCCTCGAGTGGTGTTAACTATATGGAAGGTATTTCATCAGCCAATGGAACCGGTCAGATGATTACTTTTATAGTTACAGTTACGGATAGCACGAAAGCATGGACCTTTACTCCTAGTGTTACGATCACAGGAGCAACAGGGGTTGAGTTTTGGATAGTCCAGCTCAACGCTAATGTCGCGTAGTTATTATTGTTATAACCCTAGCCCCAGCTGGTCTGGAAATGTTTGACAAACATTGGGTGGTGAGTTGTTGCGTTATCATACAGGGTCACGAACCTGTTCCTGCGCATCCCAGTATATAAAACTCTTGTCGGTATGAAACCGTCCGGTGATTGTGCAGAAGTCGAGTGACCAAGCACACAAGAAAGAGGTTTACTGTCTAACAATGGGACGACCTATCCTAAAGGTTGGAGAATGGTATCGATGATAAGAAGTGGTCTAAATGGATCCACCAATCGATTTAATGTCACCTGATCAAGAGGTATATCTTGATAAGAGCCGATGTGAGATCTGGCGAAATCTGAG